GACTTCTCTTCCTAGTAAGTCTTTCATTTCACTCTCTTTCTAAATTAAGTTTATCAATTGAATTCTCCCAACAAACCATAGCAAGTCTCATCAGATCACATCTCGGGATGGAGAAGCGTTGGATTTCTTTCCCTGATTCACTGAACTTGATTATACAGCAGAAGTCAAGGTCGTAGAGGTAGTGGAATTGTGTTTGCATAGATTTAGTGACAATTTGCCCAGCTTGTTCCCAGAACGTAGTCAGCAGAAAGTGGACAATTGAGTTTGTAAAAGTCAGTAGTCTCCTTAACAGCCTCAACCACTAATTGCCCAGGTAGGCTGTAAGCTGTAAACCAACCACCTCTTGGACTTTCATGTGCCTCTGCCCAAATCAAACCTTGAGTTTCGTATTGCTCTTTGCGAAAAGTATTGCAATCCTCCTTACTTTCAAACATTTTGAATTTTACTAACTTCTTGGACACTTCAATTTGTGCTTCGTCATGGTACGCTATCATCTGTTGTGCCCACAACTTATTCTTCCAATCCTCCGTCCAGTAATCCACAAGCAAGTCATGCTCTCGCATCTTTCTTTCCCAGATGATCATCGTCTTCTTAGCACAAATAACCCCAGCAGATTGGAATAAACTATTCAAGATAGCATGTGCTGCACGAGTGGGCACCTTACGGTTGTCAATAGTCAGAATGTACTTCTTGTCGTTACTCTCCCAATGCTTTTGCAAGGCATCTTTCAGTTTCTTCAATGGCGCTGCAGCTTGCCAGAAAGCATCAAAAACTTGTTGACCTACTCGTAAATCTGACCCAATCGTCTTAGCAACTTTAGCTGCTTGTGCCCCATAGGTGCACCCATATTTTACGTTTTTGGCAGGACCGCGTTCAAACTTCCGTCCAATGATTCCAGAAATCTTTTGGCTCATTTTCGTATGAACGTCATTGGGCTTTTCTTGTAGCAAAGACTCGCAATATTCTCTAACTCCCTGCTCCGTTGGTGCCTCATATTTGAAACAATAATGCGCTTCAATAACTGCCTCAAGGCTAGCAAAATCGTAACCAATCTGATAGCAATCCTCTGGATCAGCCATGAACATAGCCCGCATGGGTTCCCCATACAACGAAGTAACGCGGCTCACATTTGCCACTAAGCGATGCTTCATCCTCGAAGTCGCAGTTCCGCAAGTATCTGCTGGTGTTGGGATTCTTCCATCTGCTCTTACAGCAGAGATAAAGCCCTTCTCCGCATCTTCTTCATCGTCCCAATCAGCGCCACCCCCTAGGATAGAATTACGCCTATGTTTATATGTCAAGTACTTCACGATATCAGTAGCAAACGGGAACTTCTCGCCTAGTGCCTCAAGGTGCGTACACATTTCCTTGTCTTGGCCTTTAGTAAAACTAGGATTAGTACGAACCCTCATACCCCTACCGTTCTTCACAGAAAGCAACTTGCTCTTTAGGGTACGAGGTGTGCATTCCAAGAACTCACAACGATCTTCCATAAGGCTGGAGTTCAAAGTCTGTTCTACGTACTTATCTACAGTCTTAATGTATTCCTCTTGAGTTAGTTTAATCTTTGTTCCAGTCTTCAGTGTTATGTCTTTTTCCTTGTACTCCGATGGGGACCATCCTAAACTTACCAACCACTCCTTAATGTGCGTAGTGTCATTCAGGGTAGCAGGGACTTCAGTAACCAAGGACTTACCCTCTTCTAATGGAAGTTCATAAACCTTGCCTTGAAACTCAATAGCTGTGACTTTACCGTCTTGTTCAATCTTTTTTGCTTCTAACTTCTCAATGAAGTTTTCCATGTGATGTGACAAAGAACCGTCCTTCTTATATTGATTCTTTGGAGGTGTGAAGTCCTTCATGAAGCCCTTAGTGGCAGTCTTAGGTGGAAGGATAGGCTCAACCTTAATACGTGCCTCGTGCATCATTACGTCAAGTTCTTTTACATTCTTCTCTGCAAGTTCTGCATCAAAAGCAAATCCCCTGTGTGCTTGTCGTGTAATGATATCTGCAATGCACTTCTCTGTAGTTATAGCACTACTCCAATCGTGATTACCCTTTTCTTTCATTAAGTAATTGTAGACCGACCTATTAGATTTCAAGTCAAATAAATTATAGTGCAGCATGTCAGCAGCAAAGTGCTTAAACCGAAGGTCTTTAGGCATTCCATATCGGAACTCTTTCTTCTGAACACCACCAGCTTGCTTCGCTACATTCTCAAGACTATGCCCACCAATACGGTCAGGATTCAACGTCTTGGAAAGAATCATTGTGTCAACATGATCTACTATGTTACCAGCCCATGTATCACCCTCTTCTCGTACTGAATAATCAAGACCAAAATAAGCCTTATAAGCAAGCAAGTCATAATTGATGCCATTGTGTGCAATAGCCTTATTGATCTTTCGTTTCTTGATGTAGTCTTTAAACTTTGCAAGAGGAAAATGCCTGTACTCCAACGGCTCATAGTCTTCCAGCCTGTATTCCACACCTTCGATAGTTTGAACATGAGGTCTACCATCTAGAATGATTTTAGGTCCATCGTAAAATGCAATAAATTCTTCACTTGGAAACTCTTGAACAGATACGATGTGCATCTTAAAAGAGTCCTTGAGTCTCCAAGGACTTGCTGTGTAATCTACTGTGCTATCATCCAAAAGCCCAGAGGCTTCTGCATCATGCACAATATCTACAGTTTCATTCATGTCCATCAGTAATTAACCCCTTTAAAAATTATCACTGCCTCCGTCATCAAGGACAACCTCCCAAGTATCTGGATTAAGCGTGAAAACATCCGCAATACCTAATGAATCACCAAATCGTGTCTTCAATACTTTGATTCTAACACGCCCACGAGAGAAGTCTGGAAGAATCTCGGGTTCAATTCCTAAAATATTCCAACTGCACTGTTCCAATGCTGCGCTACCCCGTGCTGACTCTTTACGAACATTAACCCAAAAAGGTTCTCCCTCTTTCCCCTTTGGAGGCAAGAATTGTGCAGAGTCTGTTCTATTTATATGACATACAACACACAGGTGGACTGAGTTCGCTGCACAAAAACTTTCAAGTGCAGTCATAACCATATCCAACTCTTTACGTTCGTTCTCTACCTCATTCCCGGACACGACCATTGAAAGATGGTCCAGTAGAATGTATTTACATCCCTCTACCAGAACCATGTGTTTCACTTTGGCCATTAGGCTGTCAATCGGCATACTTCCGAAGTGATCAAGCAGAACTAATTTATCGTTCTGGGTGATCTGATTGTAAACCTCTTGAATTGCCTCACGAGATGCTACTGCCAAGGGGTTACGCTTAAATTTTAAATAATTGACCTTTAGTTCTGCTGCAATCAGGCGTTGAAAAGTATCTTTATTTCCTTCTTCCAAGAAGATCATCCCAATCTTGTGTCCAGCAGCCATGAACTTATCTGCGAGTATAGAACAAACTGTGCTCTTACCAACACCACTAGGGGCAAGGATCATTGTCAATTCCTTCTCACGAAAGCCGTACAACCTCTCCATCAACTTCGGAAAACAATCAATCATAACACCTCTTGGCTGTTCTTCAATGATTGTCTCAAATGAAATCTCAGATGCCCGTACAATTTTCTCTGTGCTAAACACCTTCTTCCCAAACTGAACCAACTTAGCCAACTCCGCAGACTTACCCGCTTGCAAGTAATCAGAGGCGTCTTTAAAGCCATCCTGAGCCGTGACAGTCATCATAGACAAGCCAGAGTCAATCAATGCCCCTGCTACTGCCTCACGAGCCTCATGCCCCTTCATGCTGCCTTTCTTAGTCTCCGCTGGTGTGCAGTGATCATCATCAAAAAATATAGTCAGGGCGTCGTGAGATGTTGCGTAGGCTTCATTGTGAAGGATAGCCTCTACAGCATTCTTTGTTCCCAAAGGAATAGAAACTACTTGAGGTTCCATACCTTCGTATTTAGTGCCCTTTACGCTCTCTACAAGTGCTTGAAATGTGCTAACGCAGTCCCAAGCCCCCTCAGTCACCACAAGGTTAGTACGCTTTCGGTTAATACTTTCTGCTACATCCTGCCCAAAGAGTTTGTTCTGAATATTGACAGAGCCTACTGCTGTCCAGTGACCTTCCTCTTCTTTTCCTTTCGTAATGTCTTGCTTCATGAAGCCGACAACTTGCCCTTTTTGATTATATGAAGGGGCATGAGGCTCGTGAGGCAGTAGCAGGGGCATTGATTGACTCTGGCTTGTCTATGATGACTGTCACGGCTCAGGATG